AAGATAGAGCGCATAGAATAGGTCAAAAGAAAAATGTCACGTACGTTGATATTATTGCAGAAGACACAGTTGATGAAAAAATTGTCAAAGCACTTCGCGATAAAGTCAATATTGCTTCTCAAGTACTAGGAGAAGACTTAAAAGCTTGGATATAGTCCAGTAAAACGTAGGACTATACGCGTAGCGCGCGCAAATTTTCAAATTGACTATTTTACCGATATTTTTTTTGGCTTTTTGTTTTCTGGTGGATCGTATTTCAAATCCACTTTCAACATTCCATCTTCTAATTTAGCTCCAGTACATTCAACGTACTCTGATAACTGAAGTTGTTTTTTAAACGCACGTTTAGCTATACCTCTATGGACAAAATCCTCTTTATCTTCAGAAGATTTTCCTTCAATAGATAATACTCCATCTTGAACCTGGACATTAATGTCTGATTTTTTGTAACCAGCCACTGCCATCTCTAAGATGTATTTATCTTCACCTGCTTTCATTATGTTATAATGTGGAAAGCCTGCGTTTATAGTAGGTAGTCGATGAAATCTGTGAAAGAAATTCTCGAAACCAATTGCGTTGTTTAGGAAATTATTTAAGTTTATTAGATCAGTCATAGTAACCTCCTTGTTTAGACAGTTAATAATTAAGAGCCTTCCTAAAGCACTCTTAAGACTTATATATACTATTTTGTGGTAATTACAACCTTATCCTATTACTTTTCCACCTTCCCATTTCATATCTGGGAGGCCATTTTCATAGGTTTTTCCGTCGTAAGTAAGAACTTGTTTTCTGTTAGCACCTGCTTCATTGTAGCTAACGTGAACCCAGCCACCTGCTGGATCATCTTTTTTATAAAACTCGAGAATCAATTGATCGAAGTCTACGTTATTTTGTAGCCAGTAAGCCGTCTTAATATTTGGAACACCTGCTATTTCGAAGTCAACCGCCTGACCCTTAGCATGTTGGCTGGTTTTTTTTGAACCTATGGCCTCGCAAAGCGCTTCTGAACGATAGCCGGACGTTATTGTAATTGGTTTATCAAAATGTGCACGTAGAGGTTCTAGAATTTCATAGCATAGATTTTCTAGGTTTTTAATATCACCTGACCCTGGTGAGTTGTCAATACCTTTACGAGTAGCGGTCATTGATTTAGTAAATTCTTCTAACTTAAAATGTTTCGATAGTTGCATGATTTTTTACCTTATTATTAAAGTGAATATAACATATGCCATACCTGTAATCAAGGCCCCTACAGACACTAATAAAATACTTTCAATTCTATTGATTTGTTTTTCTAGCTTGTGAATTTTGTCGTAAGTTTGTTTTTGCATAATCCTACATAACTTTTCGTGTGAATCTATTCTTTGTAATGCGTTTTCTTTTTTCATAATTATTTAAGAATTAATTTAACAATGCTTTTTTCACCTAAATATATCTCTGTCTCAGCCAATGACTTGATGCATTGATACTGTATATGACTTTTAGATTCACGTTCGGCCACCCTCTTTCCCTTCAGGCAGGCAGACATCGAGGGCTGTATTCTGTGTTCCTTGATTTCCTGGTTGACGATCATCAATAGGGCTATTACAATCTCTTCCATTTTTTCAGTTACTCCCGTTTTTATAATGTATTTCTCTGTTAGAATCTTTAAGTTTTTCTACATCTGCTTGTAGTTTTTTTACTTGTTCATCCAAAAATCTTATCATAACCTCATTATGAATTCCAGCTTCTTGTTGTTCCTGTAATTTTTCTACTTGCTTATACAATTCTTCAATAAGCATAAATTGTTCTGAATCAGCCGGAAGACTTCCTAAAGTACCCCGAGGCCACCCTATTCTAAATGCTGTGTTCTCTACTAAATCTTTTTGCATTAACTCTACTTGAGTGGAAAGTCGGTTTTGAGTCTCGATAATACCGAAATATGCCCAGGTACCAATCGCGACGAGCGCGATCAACGAAGCTACCGTTTTCATCGGCATTTGTACAGCTGCTTCTTCTGAAATTTTAAGTGCCATTATGTTCTCCTCGCAATCACTTGTTCGCTTGGTGATAGTAACGCAGCCTCTGTCTGTGTCAACCCTGTTTGTTGGTTAATTTGTGGCATACTTGCTACCAATTTCTTATCTGGCATTGGTGTACCAGGTAATGGTGGTGCTTTTGCTTGTGGTGAACCAGGGAAAACCATGTTTCTTATTTTAGGAATTACTTTTTGTAATAAAGTAGGTTCTTTTTTAATTTTTCCTCTTTCATCGTAGACAACGTTTCCTTTGTCATTAGTTATAGCACCTTCTAGTTCAGGTCTGTATCCTTCTGGAAAAAATTTTCTATCTTCCCATTTATCAAATACATTATCTAATTTATCTTCAGGGAAAACATAACTTTCTGAAATATTATAAATAAAATTATCACTTTTCTTTGTTTTATGTTTTGCAAGATCTTTAACTGTATCAACTTTAGTTTCAAATCTTGGCTTAGAGTATTTAATTGGAGTAAAATATCCATCAATTAAATTACCAGCCATCTTCTTATTCATTCCAGCTTCAATCATTATGTCTTCTATTTTATCTCTACTTAAATCTAACATTCTTAAATCTTGAACGACCATATATAAATCTCTTTGTATTTTAAATGCTTCATCCTGCATGTTGTCATACTCTGCAACCATTACAGAAGGTGGACGATCAATAAATTGTTTTGCTTTATAAAATTTTTCTGTTTCATCGACTGCTCTTAAAAGTCTATTAGTGCTAGACGTTCTCCATTTTAAATCTTTTTTAACATCTATTCTTATAATTCTAGTTCCAATAAAAAGAGCCATAAGCTCATCTTCAATTCTCATAGGTTGTCCTGCGCCAGATACATCACCTTCAATCGCGCTTTTTAATTTCATTCCACTAGTAATCAAACCTGGACTAGCTCCTTTAACTATATGAGCAAAAGCTTTATTGAATTTAACATCTAGACTATCTGTTGGTGAATATATTTTAGATCCTTCAGCCGTTTGACCACCTCGACCACCCATTAAGAAGTTACCACCTACAACATCTTGCACTCTTTCATAACCAATTGCTGGTGAAAGAAAAGGCTGTAGTAATTCCATAATAGGTCCATCTTCAGCAAACATTAATGATAAAACATAGTTATCTATTTGATCTTCTGCTATGTCTTGTTTATGTGCCATGGATAAAGCTGCCTGAACAGGTCTTTCTAGTACGTCATAAGGACTAAAGTATGAGAAGTTAATAGCTGCTGATAATCCATTCTTCCAAGGTGTAATACCAATAAGATTAGAGTTTTTGTCCCACGGTGCAGCACCTGATCTCTTATACGCTTCCCATTGTTCCTGAGTATTACCAGTTACAAAGTTTGCAATAGCATGCGCTCCCTTACCTATGCCTTTTAATGCAAGGTAAGCTCCTATTAAATTTTTGTATCCCATTTGACGAAGTGCAGCATTATTAGATCTAATATTTCTCAATGACATAGCAATCGATGTTGCTCCAGTTCTTAACATTTCTGATGGAAACGATACAAAGTTACCAATAAGGGGAATGTTTCTTAATCCCTGTATCACTGGAGGTACTTTACTGTATGTTGGGTATGTATTTCTTAACATAAAAGCTGCTGCTTCGTCCAAAGCTTCATCTAAACTTTTTACTTGTCCAGTAAAAACATCTTTTCTTGAGAAAGGATGATTGTGTAATTTAAGATAAGCTGCTACGTCATCTACACTTTTTAAAGCTGCAGATAAATCTGATTTAAAGAATTCATAACCAAATTGTTTCCAAAGGTTATCACCACCAGCATATAGTCTTGCAACTCTATCTGTTGGAAGTCCTTTTATTAATCGTTCAAATAATTCATCTTCAGTTTTAATAACTCCTTTTCTAAGGTTGGTCATCACCGCTCTTAATTCTTGAGCAACAATATTTTCATCCCAGATTCCAAGACGAACAAGTTTTTCTACGTACCTTGAGAATTCTACTTCATCAATAGCTCCGCCTTTACCTGCTTTAAAAATATCTTTCATTACCATTCTCATTGCATCAATGACACTTGCGTTATGACCAATATGTCCATTCCACAATGCAAAGAATGATGCTGAAGTTACATTACGAACTTGTGTTTGTGGTGAGTATAAAGTTTTACCAGCTTGAACTGCAACTTTGAACTGAAGAAGCTGTCTGAACACAGGTATTCTAGCAAGGTTATCTAAAGGTGCTCCCTGTGCTAATAGTGCTTGTTTTATTTCAGGAGATGTCCATAGATTTTCTAATGTACTTTTCATGCCTCCTAGTCTGTCAAGATCTGTTGCTTTTATTTGTTGCGCGTTTACAAATCTGGGTTTAGCTTCTGCAGCTGTGTTATATAACCATTTATTTTTTAATCCAATTTGGGCTATCATATCAAAACCCTTCTTCTTAGCATTAGCAGCAATGGCATCAGATACTGTAAACAGAACTTGAGATTTTAAATCTTTTTCTTGACCTAGTAATTTTCTAATGGCTTGAGGAAGTTCTTCTCCTGTCTTAAGAAATTTAAACTTATCCATTCTTAATAAGTTTTCATCGCTTCCAATCTTTTGTAAAATTTTAACAGGATTAACTCCACCCGTTCTTCCAACTGCTAGAATATCATTAACTATATCGTCTGCATATTTTTCAATAGCATTTTTTCTTCCATAATTATCTATGGCAGCTTCTCTTAAATCTCTATTTCCCTTCATTACATTATTAATAATCCAATCTCTCGCATTCTTTCTAATAGTTTCATCTGGAGTATACTTAGGGTTAGTAAATATTGAAAAAGATTTAACAATATAGTTATCTATTTTACCAGTAAGTGCTTTTCTTAAATCTTTTAACACGGCATCTTTTGTACCTTGTGGTAAATTATTACCAAATTCTTTTAAAACTTTATTGATATCATTTTTTAATTCAAAAGCTATTGGTCTAAGATTTTTCTCAACTACCCCTAATTTTGATCTTCCCTCCAAGAAATCTACCACATCATCTAACAGCATTTTTTCATATGATTTAGAAGTGTGATTAGTATTATATCTTTGCTCATATTTTTTAGCTAAATTATGAGCACGCTTTTCTAAACCTTCTAAAAGTTTATCTATTTTTCTAGCTCTTCCTTTTATATGTAATATTACTTGTTCTGAAACTCCTTCAATATCTTTAGGTGTTTTACCAAATGATCTAAACCAGGATAAAACATTATCAACTCTTTTTAAATTTCTTTCAGTTCTACTAGGACTTGTTACTTGAAATAATCTCCATTGGTCAAAAGGAGGCAATCCTTTCACACCTAATTTTTGTGTTAGTGGAGAAACAATTTTTTTTACAGTATTGCCTGTGGATTTACTTAAACTTTTTACAATCTGAGAATGAAGAGGTTTATCAGCTTGAGATAATAAATAAGCTGTTCCTTTAAATCCTGCTCCAACAGTGTTAAAACCCATTCTTACAAACGGTTCACCAACAGGTCTTGCGCCATATTTATAAACTTGTTGAACAGCTTTACCAACTAGAGGAAACATTCCTCCAACGATAGCTCCTTCTGCACCATATCTAAGTCTATTCAGAAACATAGCTTTTGCTTTTTCCCTGCCAGATAATTTAGAAGTGTCTGTTGGCTGTACAAATAAAGTAGGTATTCTTCTTTTATCAGGTGATGCAACAAAGTCAGTTGCGCCTACAATTCCTGCTCCTGATGCAACTCTTTGAGCTATCTTGGATGCTTTGCTCGTGCCCATTTTTTCAATAGCATTTTTAACTACTTGAAGTTTTTTAGCACGTAACCCTAATTTAGTAATTAATGTTCCAGGAGCACCATACTGAACTAACAAAGATGTCAAATCTCCTCTCCATGTTTCAGGCTCATCTGGTTTTGATTTTGCCATCATCTTTTGAAAGTCATCTGCAAAGTTGGTGTTAGCTAAAAAATCTGTTCCCATGAATAATAATTCACCAATACTAGTAGCTAGTTCATGAGATCCTGTTTCTACTCCTTTAGCAAGTTCATCAAATCCATCAATGTAATCTCTTTCACTTATCTTTCCTTCCCTCATAATCTTAACGGGATCTTTTTTATTTTTTAATGCTATTGCAGTTCTTAAACTTGGATTAAAAACCAATGAAAGATTAAACATCCCTTCATTATCTTTTAAAAAATTCCAACGAACAGGTTTCTTTTGCTTTACATCATAAGTTTCTAGTCCTTTGATGAATGCTTTTTGATAATCGTCGAGTGTTGATATAGGTTCTTCTTTTTTCTTTTTTGGATAAACTCTAAAGGGACCTCTAACTTTAGATAGTTCTTTATTATAGTCAGCCATTTTAGCCCTCCGATGGTAAGACTAAGTTGACACCGTATTTTTTATTGAAAATATTTATATCTTGTTCTGTTTGTATCATAGCAAAGTCTTCTAATGCCTCTGCGCTGTTAGCAAGAAGTCTTACTATATCATCAGTAACTTCTTGTGGAAGTCTTGCTCTTAATTCTTCATAAGTAATTCCAGCCGTGTCTTCTGGTGCAGTTCCTTGGTCCATGGGCCCTTGTCTCTGCCCCGCTACTCTTAATTCTTCATAACTTCGTTCTCCAGGTTGTGGTTCTTGTGTATCACCAGCACCCATTACGGATCCTGCAAGAGCATAACCGATTCTACCACCTTCTGCTTTACCCATTCTTTTTACTCTTTTTCTAAATTCTACATAAGTATCTTCCCATAATTGTGGGTCATCTTCACCCGTGTATACTGGTTTATCACTTGTTTGATCCGCTTCAAGAAGTTCAGTTA